TTAAATAAATTTGATGGTGTATTTAGGCATTCACAATTAACAAATGAAATTGATAATGCAGACCCATCCATTCTTAATAGTACTATACGACCTAGAATGTTTCAAAACTTTACACCACTTACTGATGTAGATGGTAATATAATAACTCAAAATCATACACTTACTTTTGCTGGTAAATTTTTAGATAGAGGTAGTTCAGCTAAAATGTTATTATCATCTTCACCATTTAAACTTAGTGGGTCAGATACTAGTGACCATTTCTTTGGTGATAGACCAATTGATAACGATTCAACAAAAAGAACAGTAATAGTTTATAAAGTAGCTGACGGCAAGAACGTAACGGTTGTAGCAGATGCTGGTACAATTGATATTGCAAATGGTATAATTACTTTACATAGCTTCTTACCAACAACAAACGCAAGTATTAGAATTTCAGCTATACCTGATTCTTTAGATATTGCACCTAAAAGAGAACAACTATTGGATATAGAACAAGATAGAGTTGAGATAACACCAGAGATTGACACAATCGCAACTGCAGGTTCAAGTGGAAGTATAACATATACAACAACATCAAGACTTAAAGACTAATGGCAAAAACAAATCTAACACCGGGAGTAATAGAACTAGATGATTCAACTTTAGTTGATACTAAAGAGCATATTCGTTTAGACCAAATTATACCTTCAGAGATTCTACATGATAAAACAAAACTAAGAGAGTTCTTAGAAGCATATTATACTTTCATGAATATGGAAGAGTTTATATATCAAGAAACAAAAGTTTTTGAAGATGTGGTTTTAGATAATGTAGCCAGGTTTAGAGTAGAAGATTCATCTAGAAATAATGAGTTCTTTGTAGATTCCGGAGCAGGTAATTCAACTTTAGTACTTAAATCACCAACAGGTCAAACACCAGCTAAATTTATTTTTGATGGTTCCTCATCATCTATAGTTAGTGCAAGTGATGATACAATTGATGTAGGTGAATTTAATCAATTGTCATTACCAGTTGGAACTCCAGTAGTATATAAAAGTGGTGATGGTTCAGCAATTAATGGTTTAACAAATAACTTTACTTATTATATTATTTCATCAGCTGGTGGAAAAATTAAATTATCAACATCAGTAAATGGTAACGCAGTTGATATTGCTGGTGTAGGTACTGGAGTACTTCATTCTTTTGAAGGTGCTAATAGTACTATGACTATTCCAATTAGTTCAGTTAATACAGCAATTTCAAATGGTAATGAATTACCGGGTACATTACAACTTACAAGTGGTATTGGTAAAACATTTACTGTCACTAATTTAACTTCTTTTAATGGATATACTGCAACCCTAACTACTTTAATAAAAAGATACGTAGGACCAGGTCCATCTAATATTATGAACACCATAGAAAAAGCTATGAACATCGATACGAATGATGATAACTTTTTAACTATGATGCAAAAAGAAATTGGTGCTTCATTACCTCGTAATACAGTTGGTAATAGAAGAACTCTTTATAAACTTATAAATGATTTTTATAAATTAAGAGGAAGTACTGATAGTATAGAAATATTTTTTAGATTATTATTTAACGAAGAAGTAGAAGTAGAGTTTCCTTATGAAAAAACTCTTATACCTTCTCAAGGTGATTGGGACCAAGCATTAAATCATACAACTACACTATCATCAGCCGCAAGTAATACAAACGTAATTAATATTACAGCAAGTAATGATAATATCAGACCAGGTTCTAAGTTAGTTGATGGTACTCCACCAGGTACTAATATTACTTTAAAGGATGGTATTGCCGATGGTGTTGAAGATAACCCAGTCACAGTATCATCTGTAGATGCAACTGGGAAGGTAATTACCCTATCCCAAGCCATTACTTTGTCATCTGGTGCAACTGTGACCTTCGTACCAAGAGGTACTTACCTAGACCAAAGAGGATTCTTATCTTACGACCAAGTTATAACTGATAGTAAAAAGTTTCAAAAGTTTTCTTACCTAGTCAAAACTGGTAGAAGTTTACAAGATTGGGAAAATGCTTTCGATAAATTAGTTCACCCAGCTGGATTTATATACTTTGCAGAAATATTAATATTCTTACAATTAACAAAATCAGCTTTAGGAGAAGATGCTTTAGGTGATGGTAAAAGAAATGATGGATTACCACCTTTACTTAGAAAAGTTTTATCAGCTTTACCAACAAGACAACCAGGTGTTATAGGTATTGAAGACCTTCCATTATTAGTAGAAGCATTTGCTTCAATATTCTCACCAATTGCAGAAGCTAAAATACATAAGTCAGGTTCACTATCATTAAACTTAAGAAATGGTGTTATAAGTGGTAGTAGTATTACAAGTGGTGGAACTGGATATACTAGTGTTCCAACAATTACAACATCTGATTCAGCAGCTGCTTCAGGATTTAACGCAGCAACTTTAACTGCATCACTTACAAATGGCAAAGTTTCAGCTATTACAATTTCAAATGGTGGTAGTGAATATGGAACTCCAGTAGCAACATTCTCAGCACCAACAGCAATGACATTTAATCCTGCCACTGCAGTTAACTTATCTAATGATACTATAACATTAACAACAGCTCAAGCAGCAGCTTTAGAGAATGGTGACCAAGTCACATATAATAGTGGTGGAGGTGGTTCTATTGCAGGACTTACTTCTACTGGTACATTCTTTGTAGTAAACAAATCCGGCAATACAATTAAATTAGAATCTTCTGTAGGAAATGGAGCAATTGATTTAGGTTCAGTTGGAAGTGGAACATCTCATACTTTAACAGGTACAACAGCCACAGCAACCTTATCAAAAACCGATGGAACAGTTAAAGCAATTGAAATAACTGAAAAAGGTTTTGGATATTCAGGTACACAAACAGTTTCATTTAGCGGTACAGCACAAGATGGTGTCACACCTACAAACCCAGCAGCAACAATTGGAGTAACATCTGACGGTGAATTGGATGTAGATGCTATTACTATTTCAAATGCTGGTGCAGGTTTCTCACAACTATTTGCAACAGTACCAGCAAATCCAAACGCTACTAAGATAGCAAAAGTAAGAGTACTTGGTCCTTCACAAAAGAATTTTAGAACAGCACCTGGTATAACATTCCCACCACCTGATGCGGTAGATGCAGATGGTAATTTATTATCAACTAACGTAACAGCGACAGCTGTATTTACATTAGATGCAAATGGATTTATTACAAGTGGAGATATTACACCAAGTAATCCTGGTTTAGGATATACAAGAGACCCAATAGTAAGATTAGCATCTGGCGCACATAACGAGATTAGAGTTAGAACTCAACATATTTTAGATATTAATTTAAATCATAACGATGTAAAACCAACAACAGGCATACTACAAGTACCAAAACAAACAACTGGTTCTTTAATGGGTGGTAATTTAAGAGATGATATTATAAGTAATGTTGCATCAATTACAATTACAAATGCTGGTAGTGGATATACATCAGCAACAGTTTCATTCTCTGGAGGATTAGCAACTGTAGGTTCAACCACACCAGCTGAAGCAACAGCAACAGTATCAGGTGGTCAAATAACTGCAATTACTATAACAAATCCAGGTGACGGATATGTATCAGCACCTACAATAACAATTAGTGGAGATGGTTCTAATGCAGCAGCTACAGCAACCATTGATGATACATATACAAGAACTGAAGAAACACCATCAAATGCTAAATTCTTACCAGCATTTGAGGTAGCAATTAAGAATCCTAATTTTAGAACCATTATAAATAATGGATATAAACAAAGAAAAGGACAAAATTTCTATACTTCATCTAGGTTATACAATTCTAACCAACAAATAAGCTTTTTAGGTGGCATAGAAATACAAAACGTCGATTCAACTAATATAAATAAATATAATACACGAACATTCGTGGATTTAGAATAGAAGGTAAAATAAAATGGCAGCAATAGTATCAAACACATTTAGAGTTGTAAATGCAAACAACTTCAAAGAAGATGTAGCTAATAGTGCGGTATATGTTGGTATTGGTAAAGGTGATGTATGGTCTAACTCTACATCAGATACTACTGATTTAGCAACAGCACCTACACCAGGAGACCACTTAGATGAATTTGGAGTGGCTAGGTCTAACCTACAAGGTGTAAAGAAAATAGCATCATCTAATATTTCACACGTAACAAACAGACATACATGGGATGGTGCAACATCTTATGTAGCATGGGATTCAAAAGATTCAGATATCTTTGATAAGAAATTCTATGTTATTACAAATGAGTTTAAAGTTTATAAATGTATAAAGGCTGGTTCAAGTACATCAACACAACAACCAACACAAACTTTAACTCAACCACAAGCAGAATCTGATGGATATACATGGAAGTATATGTATACAGTATCAGTTTCAGATGCAGAAAAGTTTTTAACAAATTCATATATGCCAGTAAAATATATTGCTATGGGCGGAGAAGGCCAGGTAGCAGTTGCAAATTCTGGTACTAGTACAACAATAATTTTAAAAGAAGTAAATGATGACATCGCAGTTGGTATGACAGTCACTGGAACTAATGTTGGTTCTGGTAAAAAAGTTAGTGCAATAAATGGTTCTCAAATTACTTTAAACTCAGCTACAACAGGTACTGTCGCAATTAATACCATATTAACCTTCGCTTATGGTAGTGATTCAGATGCAGAAGCAAACCTAACTGAAGCTGATTATTCTCAATACCTAAACCAAAAAGCATCTCGAGATGATTCCTTAGCTGCAGGAATTGAAAGAATTGTTTTAGAAACAATTGACTCAGATGGAAATAGGACTGATTCAACAACATCAGGAGCTAACTATACAAGTGTACCTACAGTCACAATCAATGGTGATGGAACGGGTGCAACTGCTACAGCAACTGTAGCTGGAAATGCTATTACAGGTATTACGATAACCAATAAAGGAACTAATTACACAAAAGCTAATGTAGTTATAACTGGTGGAGGTGGTTCCGGTGGAGCAGCTAGAGCTATTATTGCACCAAACTATAGAGGAAAAGGTAAGAGTGGTCATGGTACAGATCCAAGAGCAGAGCTTGGTGGATTCTTTATGGCACTTAACGTAAAACTAGATGGTGCTGATGGAAGTGGAGACCTTGGCGTAAATAACGATTTTAGACAAGTAATGTTATTAAAGAATCCATTAAATGGTGCTGGTATAGCTTCACCATTAGTGGAAGGTAATATAGCTTCTTCAGATACTTTAAAAGCTACAGACTATTTAGACTTTTCAGGATCATTCAGTTCTGGAAGTGGTGTAGGAGATTTTGTAGTTGATGAAGTAATTACAGGTGGTTCAGCAAACGCACCAAAAGCTTTTGTCACAGAAATAGATACAACTGATGGATTTGTATACTATCATCAAAATCAAAAAACAGGTTATGAACCATTTGAGGATGGTGAAGTAATTACTGGTGGAACAAGTGGTACAATAGGTACTCTTGAATCTCTTAACGCTGTTAAATCTTCAGAGTTAGATAGAGAATCTGGTGAAATACTATTCTTAGAAAATAGATTACCAATTAACAGAACAGCAACACAGATTGAAGATATTAAAATTATATTAGAATTCTAATATAGTTAAAGGGAAATTTTATGGCAACGACTAATATTAAAAACTATAATGTGACACCTTATTACGATGACTTTGATGAAACCAAAGGATTTCATCGTATATTATTTAAGCCAGGTGTTTCAGTTCAAGCAAGAGAACTCACACAAATGCAAACCTTGCTTCAAGCTCAGATTGACAGGTTTGGTAAGTACGCATTTAAAGAAGGTGATTCAGTTATAAATGGTGAAGTATCATTAGATGTTGAACGTGATTATATTAAAGTCGAGCCAAGTTTTACTCATAGTTCAACTACACATACAACCACAGCTGCAGTACTTACATCTTTAGTTGGTTCAACATTAACAGGTCAAACAAACGCTGTCACAGCTACAGTAATTGGTGTTGAAGCTACTGAAGGTAGTAACGCACATACAATTTATTTAAAATATACTGGGTCCGGTACAGGTAATACATTTAAATCTTTCGTTGCTGGAGAAGTATTACAAAGTGACGCATCCGGTACTCCATTCGTAAAAGTTGGTGGTGGCTCAGGTGGAGCTTCCATAGCAGCAACAAATCCTGTCGGACAAAACGCAGTATTTAATTTAAAAGAAGGTGTATATTTCTTAAAAGGAAACTTTGTATACGTACCTGGTGGGTCAATTACTCTTGATAACGCTGGAGATAAATACTCAAACACACCAAATAATATAGTTGGTTTACAAGTCACAGAGAGTACAGTATCATCAGCTGAAGATACAAGTTTAGTTGATAATGCTTTAGGTGCTCCAAACTATTCAGCTCCAGGTGCTGATAGATATGCTATTACAACAACATTAGTAAAAGCTGCTAACGTTACAAGTATAGCAGTTTCTAATTTTGTAATCTTAGCTGAAATTAACAATGGTATAATGAAGGTTGATAAAACTGATAACCCTGATGTACCATTGGATAGAAGGTTAGCAAAAAGAACGTTTGAAGAATCAGGTGATTACGCGGTACAACCTTATCAATTAAATATTAAAGAACATTTAGATGATGAAGCTGGTAATAATGGACATTTAACTAGTTCAAATGGTGGTAGTGCAACAAAGGTTGCTGTTCATGTTGAACCCAACACAGCATATGTTAAAGGGTTTAGAGTTGAACATACAACTACTGAACTAGATTTAAATTTAGACAAACCTAGGTCAACAACTTCAGGTGATGAAGATTTTAATACAATTACTGGATATACTCAAACATTAAATTTTGGTAATTACGTAAAATTAAAAGCTAGTGCTTGTACAGGTGTACCAAATATTGCTAACTTTGAATCAATAAATTTACATAATGCTGCTGGTGGAGGTGGTTCCGTTGTTGGTACCGCAAGAGCTAGAGGTATGGAAACTGTAAGTGGTGATATTAGATTATATTTATTTGATATAGTCATGTCATCAGGAGCATTTGGTGCTGTAAGAAGTTTTAAACAAGGTACAACAACTTTCCAAGCTGATTTTGCAACAGGAGCTGAAGGTGTATTATTTGAAACTAATGCTAACACAGCTATCGTTCCATTACCATATAGAGCCATCAGATCTGCTGATGCATCAGCTACATTTTCAGTCAGAGTAAGACAATCATCAAGTACGAATGGTGATACAATTACTGCACCTAGTGGATTAACACCAATTAACGAAGGTACTGTAGTTGCACAAAAAGTAAATGTTTCTACTGGAGCATTTGATGGTAACGTTCAAAACTATAGCGCAAATATTTCAGGCCAAGTAATTACTTTAGGAGAAACTGCAGGTTCAGGACATAGATTTGATGTAATATATACAGCAACACTTTCAAATCAAGCAACAAAATCAAAACAATCACAAACAGTCACTGATTTAAGCGTAACACTTTCGAGTGGAAGAGCAAGTTTAGCAAAAGCTGATGTTTATGAAATAACAGATATTAGAACAGCAGCTAGTGGCGGTGGTGTTTCAATTAAAGAACAATTTAATTTAGATACAGGACAAAGAGATAATTTCTACGCACCAGGTGCTATTGTATTAAAGCCTGGAATTACTGCACCAACAAGTGCTATCTTTGTCACATTTAAATATTTCACACATAACACAGGAAATTATTTCTCAGCTGAATCATATCCTGATTACGATAATATACCAGAGTTTAATTCACCAGTATTAGGTAAAGTAAAACTAAGAGATGTAATTGACTTTAGACCTAGAATGAACGATGCTGGTACAGGATTTACTGGTACAGGAGCAGTTGTTCCAAGTAATGGATTCCCTGCTGATTCAACAACCTTTGGAGCTACAATAGAACATTGGATGCCAAGAACAGATACTTTATTCATTGATAAAAATGGAGAATATGGTATTGTCACTGGCGTAACAGATCCAACATCACCAGTAGCACCTAAAGCACCTGATGATGCTATGGCAATTGCACACTTACAAGTTGCTCCTTACGTATTTAAAGTAGATGAAGATATACATCCAGTACTCATTGATAATAAAAGATATACAATGAGAGATATTGGTAGATTAGATAGAAGATTAAAGAACGTTGAGTACTTTACATCTTTATCTTTACTAGAACAAAGTGCAGCAGATATTCAATTACAAGATACTGATGGTTCTGATAGATTAAAAAATGGATTTATAGTAGATAATTTTTATGGTACTAAAATAGCAGATTCTTCAAACCCTGAATATTCAGTTGCTATGGATAGAAAAAGAGGTGTATTAAGACCTCAATCAATTAATAGAAATGTTAACTTAATTAGAAAAACAAACGATGCAGTAGCTAATAGTTCAACACACAATTTAGCAGTTAAAAGTGCTTCCTTAGTTCATTTACCATTTAGTGAAACTAATTTTGTTAACCAACCATTCTCATCTGAGTTTATAAATGTAAATCCTTATAATATATTTACATGGACAGGAGTTTGTAAACTATCACCAGAGTCTGATGAATGGAAAGAAACAAACGTAGCTCCAACAGTTTATATTGACGATACAGCAGCCTTTGAGCAATTTAAACAAATGGCTGAACAAGAAGGTATACTAGGAACTGTTTGGAATGAGTGGGAAACAACATGGGTTGGCGTAACCACTGAAGAAGAATTAATAGATTACTGGGAAAATGATGATTTTAGTGGTGGTCAAACAACTCAAACCACAACGATAACAACTACAGACCAAACAAGAAGTGGATATAATACTGAGTTATCATTTGACACAGTCACAAGAAGTGATGGAACTAAAGTAATATCAGTTAACTTTGTACCATTTATACGTTCAAGAGAAATTAACTTTAAAGCACAATTACTCAAACCTAATACTAAGTTTTACGCTTTCTTTGATGGAACCGATGTATCAAACTTTGTAAGAGAAGAAACATTTAGTAATTCTAATCCATTTGAGTTCTCTGATAATTCATCTATAAAAGACCATGGTGGAGAAACTGCTCACCATGAAGGAGCCGGAGCTCTTGTATCTGATTCTCAAGGTGTAATAAATGGTTCATTTGTTATACCAAGGAATGATGTATTAAAGTTCTCAACTGGTGCTAGAGAATTTAGATTATCAGATGATAGTTCAAATAGAAGAAATTTTGAAACATCTTCAGCTGAAGCTCAATATTACGCACAAGGGTTATTAGAAACTTTACAAGAAACTATTATATCTACAAAGGTTC